AAAAAGCCTCAAAGTAAATATTCAATGGTAGATGCCGATAGAATTGGTGCAGAAGAAAATGAAATGATGGATATGTTAATGAGTATGGCTATTCCGGGTGCTGGTGTAGCTGGTACTACAAAAGCTGTATTAAATGAATTTATAGAGAATTCAATAGCAAAAGGAGTAAAACTTCCTAAACTTGCTTCAGAGATTATTAAAATGCAGCCAGCTAAAGGCAAACAAAAAGTTTTAGATAAAATAGCAGGTACAATGAAAGTTGCTCCCGGTAGAAAAGTAATCCAAAACCCAAAAAGAGATTTATATGATTGGAAAGACTACAAAGTTTTAAAAAACACACTACAGAAACCATTCGATAAAATGGACTTAGTAAATCCGGGTTATATGCAAAGATATACAAATAAATTAGTAAAGGCAAGAGATAAGCTACATCTAAAACAAATTGGTGGTAAAGATGTTAGAACTGGTGATGTAGTAGATGCTGTTTATCCTCGTGGATTTTTAAATGTTGATGAATTAAAAAGAATAAGTAATCTAATTCCTAAGCAATATAGAGAAAGTGAAATAGCAAAATTATTAAAAATGTCTAAAGGTGGTTCTCAAAGCATTGGTGGTTATCAAACTGGTGGTAAAATTGATTTTAATAAGCCATTCGGAATGTCAATTTTAGAAGGTGAACAATCTGAATATGCAGATTCGCTAGGTTCTGAAAATAAAGAAGCTCTTCAAGAATTTCTACAAAAAGAATTACTACAAAGTATGATTACCGGAGAGAATAGACCTGAAAGAATTGAGAGAAGTCCAATGGAAGATGCTTATACAAGTGACCCCAATCCGGGCTTTGGTATAACCATCCTTGATGACCTTATAAGAAGGGCATTAGAACTACGTAGATTTGGGAAATTACCAGATTAATGGAAAAAGACCAAAGAGCGGAATATAACGAACAACTTTTCAGGCAATGGAGAGATGCTCGTTCAGATTGGGATACTGAAGCTAGGGAAGATATTGATTTCTATTTAGGTAATCATTTTACTGAGGATGAGTCTTCAGAGCTATCTGCAAGGAATCAAGCAGATGTCCCAATGGATAGAACTTCTGCTGCAATCGAAAAATTTAAAGCTGTTTTAACAGCAAGACCCCCAGCATTTACAATAACCCCTAGAGAGGACTCCGATGTTAAGGTTGCTTCTGTTTGGAGAACTATATTAGGATATGTTTGGCAAATATCCGATGGTGATTCTCAAATGAAACAGGCAATTCATGATTACGCTACTACTGGTCTTGGTTATTTATATGCTTATGTTGATTCAGAATCAGATTTTGGTAGAGGTGATGTGAAGTTCACATACCTAGACCCCTTTAGAGTATACGTCTCTCCTTCTGCAAGAAACCGTTGGTGCGATGATGCTGACGGCATTATACTGTCTACCGTATTAACCCAAGAACAACTCATTAACCTCTACCCACAATTAGGGGATAGTGTAGACCCTGAATCAGGTGAAACTATCCCCGGATTAATTAATGAAATCTCTGAATACCATGATATTGAAGGGAGTGATTACCCGGCATCTCAGAATAAAAATTCTGTAGTAGCTTTTACACCAGCTGATGTAAAAGATAAAGACTATATGGATGTTAAGAAGTATCAGGTTTTAGAGAGGTTCTATAAAGTTAAAGTTACTTTTTATTATGTAATAAATAATCAGGATTCATCAGAAATGATTATGTCTGAAGAAGAGTTTGTTGGTTTTTCACAGGAAAATCTTGATTTAATAGAAACTGGCGTTTTAACAGTTGCCCCTGTTCAGCAAACAAGAATAAAGGTTTGTGCTTCAGTTGGTGAAATTGTTTTATATGAACAAATTTTAAATACAGATATTTATCCTATTGTACCATTACCAAATGTTTGGACTGGTACTCCATATCCAAAGTCAGACATATCCAGAGCAAAACCAATGCAGAGACTTTTAAACAAACTTTGGTCTCTAGCATTATCTCATGCTCAGGCTTCTGCTGGATTAAAGCTTTTAGTACCCCTTGGTAGTGTTGATGATGTAGCTCAATTAGAACAGGATTGGGCAAACCCGAATGCTGTAATTGAAATAGATTCTTCTCAGGGAGAACCTCATTATCCACAACCATCACCATTAGCTGGAGAATTTTATAAGTTAATTCAGCAATCAGAGTTCTATATAGATTTTATATTTGGACTTCCTGAGATGATGCATGGTGTTGCAGATAAAGCACCAGATACTGTTCGTGGTACAGAAAGAATGATAGCACTTGGTAGTGAAAGACCAAAATCAAAATTAAGAGATATTGAATTTTCTATAAATAGACTTGGTAAAGTTTTATATAATATATCTAAAGGACATTATAGTTTTAAGAAAATGTTTCGCCTTGCTCAACCAAATAATGATTTAACTGAAGTTATGGTTAATATTTACGATGATGTTTCAAATTCTATCGTTGATATTAAGAAAGAACAATATAATATTGAGCAGCATGATATAAGAATTGAACCGGGTTCTACAATGCCTACAAACAAATACGCAGAACTTAGTGTATATTTAGAGGCGTTCCAGATGGGAATTATTGATAAAATAGAAGTGTTAAAGAAAAACCCAGAAATATTTGATAAAGAAGGCATCATGCGAAGAACAGATGAAAAACAACAAATGATGCAACAAATCCAGTCCTTACAGGGACAGGTTAAGAATTTGCAGGGTGACTTGCAAACAGCCCAAAGAGAATCTGTACAAGACAGAAAACGAGTTGAAGTGGAGAAATTCAAAACTAGACTCGGTGAAGTCTCGTCAGATTCTAAAGCAGACAGAAGAGTACAACGTAGTAAACTAGAAAATGAGGTGAAGCTCGAAGTTGAGAAATTAGCTAATCGTCTTAATAATGAAGCGAATAAAGCTAGTTCGGCTCAGAAAACATAGAGACATCTCGAAAGGATATATACATGGAAACTTTAGAACAAATTGAGGCTAATGTCGAACAAACAGCTCAAGGTAATGAAAGCCCATTTGAGGATAATATTACTGTAGCACAATCTCCAGAAGAGGTTGTCGCTGAAACTAATGAAGACCCGGTTTTAGATGAAGATACTGAAGCTCGTAAATTTCAATCAATGTATGACCGCTCACAGGCGGAACTCGGAGAATTGAAAAAATACGAACCTTTAGTTGATTTACTAGAGTCGAGACCTGATTTAGTTAAGGTATTACAGGATAATATTTCTAATCCTTCAGATGAAAAACAATCATCACCAGCTGTTGAAGTTGACGATTTCAACCCTTGGGATGCCTTTGACCCAAAAAAAGATACCGCTTCTCGCAGGCTTGTTAAAACAGAAATGAAAAACATAGCCGGACAAGCAATCAGTAAAGCTATGGCAGAGCAACAGGCTCAGATGCAGACTAAAATGCATTTGAACAATACTGTTAATGAACTTAGGAGTAATTATAAAATGTCAAACAATGATATTAAAGAATTTCTTGAGTTTTCAACTCAGCCAAAAGAGCAAGTTGGTTTAAATAATCTTGTAAAGTTATGGCGTGATGTCAGTGGGGTTAGTCAAAATAATACTGATACCTTGAATGCGGTAAAAGCCGCTCAAGATACTCCTCGCAGTGCTGGTGTTCTACAAGGACAACCTGTTCAGAGTCAATCTGAAACGGATAAATTGTGGGAATCAGTTAAAAATGCAGGGAGTAGGAATAGTGTTTTATAAATAATAAAATAGGAGTAAATAATGGCTACTTATAATAGTGGGCAGGTAAAATTTGGTACTCCCGGTGCGGTTATTGATTCAACCATTCCATCACGTAGGTTATATGACTTTAGTGATAGGGTTGCGGATTTAGCCCCAGAGGAATCTCCATTTTTTGTATATTTGTCCAAGGTTGGGAAAGTTCCTACTTCTGATAGTCAGTTTCGTTTTCTAGAAGATAGAAGCAAAATTGCTATTACAGATAGAAGCTTTCTTCAAAAAGGTGGTGGCACACTAGCAGCAGCAGGGAGTAATACTTCCTTAATTGTTGATACTAGTGGTGGAGCTTCTGTTGATTGGCTCATTAAAGGCATGGTTGTGCAATTTGCACAAAATTACAATGCTGAAGGTGGTGCTGATACAGAAGCTATAACACAAGCTACAGCTAGAATAGAATCAGTTACGCATAATGCTTCTGATTCTACGATTGTTGTAAAAACTATCGCAAATAGTGCTGGTAGTGGAACAACAACTCTAGATGATAATGGTCACGGTGTTGTTATTGGTACATCTTATGAACAGGGTTCAGGTTCTCCTGATGTGTGGTCTCAAGAGCTAGATAATGATTATGGTTACACCCAAATCTTTAAAACAGCTTGTGAGATGTCTAACACAGCAAGAGCAACTCAATATCGTGGTTATGCAGATGAATGGCAACGTCTTTGGAATCTAAAACTTCGTGAACACAAAATTGATATTGAAAGAGCTATGCTTTTCGGTATGAGAGGTTCA